CCTTTGCCGCTGTTTCGGCCAGGGTTTATAGCTTACTCATCACTATTACCGGAAGAACTGCCGGAACTGTTACAGCAGCTTTTGGAGGTGGAACAACCGGAGCTATCTCGGTAACTACTACGACGTTGATCACAGCCTCCGGTACGGGCAACTTGGTGATCACCCCTACAAGTGACTTTGATGGAACTGTTTCAATCAGCTTGAAGGCAAAACTCACTCTTACCGCGGGTAACCCAACCCCAGCCGATATCGTAACTAGGGTGAATAGCTACATTGACTATGTCCTAACTGGGACTAACTACCTACTCACTTCAATCCCAGGTCCAGGATCCAATTCTGTATTCTTTGTGATTCGAGGACTCTCGACCCCGGCGGCTCTTCCCGGCGGGTTTGATCATCAGAGTCGAGTAACCATCAATCCGGGTACAGCGGAGACCCTGCTTGGGTTCACGACGTTCCAGACTGCTGCTGGAACCACTGGTGCTATCAACAAGCCTGCCACCTTGTTGAGTAGCGTTTCAAACCCCTTCACCTTCACTTCTGGCTTGAATGATGTCTTCAAGGTCAGGCTCAATGGGGTGGACTTCCAGGCTACGCTCACCAACGAGATCACGCCTACTACAGGATGGGTTCTAGGTGCTAACTGGTCTGGCGCTTATAATGCCTTCGTTCACGCTACTGGAGCCGTTGAGACCCTGACCAATCCGATGGCTGCTATTGTAGGTGCAACCTACAACTTCACCATCACGATTACTGCGGCGACTGCTGGGTCAATCGCTCTTTCGTTTGGCGGTGATGCTACTCATACGACTATCTCGGCTACCACTACGTTCTCGATCACGGCTAGTACCACGGCTTCGTTGGTCATCACTCCGACTACAGACTTCGATGGTACTGTGGCTGTCAACATTCAGTCCACCTCAGCTGGGGTCATTGCTAGTCAGATTCAGTCGGTGATCTCAAGTCAAGGTACTGCCTCGGCAGGTACTCTTGGTAATCTCGGGAAGGTCAGGATCACCAGTCTCGTTGACTCTCCTCAGTCATCGGTATTGATTCTTGATGGCACAGCCAACACCATTCTTGGGTTCAATGAGAGTGATTCAGCAAGTCAGACTCTCGTGACGGTTCAAGAGGTTGTCGACCGTCTCATGGATACCCTTGGATTTGCGGTCTCCTCGTGGACTGGAGCCCCAACCCCTAACGCAACGGGCGCGGTAGCTTACCCGACGGTGATCAACAACCAGACCTACTTGACGATTGAGTCCCTGACAGTTGGCGCAACAACCTCGAGTATTGGGTTCCTGTCTGGTAGCAACTCGGCTTTCAACACCACAGCAGGAACTGAGATCGTACCCGGAACCTCTGGGGACAATGGCGAGAGTGCTACTAACAACTTCACGGTGTCCTCTTCGGATCTCGTGAATGGATCCTCAGGTACTGGGTATCCAGGGCAGACTTATACGGATGCCCGTACGGGTCTCAGGTTCACGATTCTCCCATCGACTACCTCGTACGCAACGAGTGGTGCTTTCACCCTGGTCATTTCTCAGTCCTTCAATGTCAACCCAGGGGTTCCGTACTACGCCATTCCGGGCTTGGAGACCATTGTCACCAATACCGTCAATGTCGGAGTGAATGACACGGCCAATGTCCAAACCTTCAATCCGTCTGGGCTCGAACCGAAGAACGGAGACTACTACTACATTAGCTACCGCTACATGAAGCAGGATTTCTCGACGAGAATCTTCACCACGTTCAAGACCATTGAGGCTAACTACGGCAAGCTCTCCGCTGAGAACCGGGTTACTCTCGGCGCTTATCTAGCAATCCTCAATGGTGCTGTTCTGGTCGGTATCACTCAGGTTCAGAAGGTTCCGAATACGAACCAAGCATCGGCTCAGTCCTTCATCACGGCGATCAATGGTTTGACCAGCCCCTTACCTGGGAACATCAAGCCAGATATCCTCGTACCCCTTAGCACGGATACCGCAGTCTATTCTGCCCTGACTCAGCATTGTGAAGTCATGAGCAACATCCGCAATCAGTCGGAGCGGATGGGTATGATTGGCTTTGCAAGCGGAACCAGTCCTACTACGGCTCAGACAATTGCGAAGAACCTATTCAGCTCGAGAATCGTGGCTTACTACCCGGACTCAGTCGTGGTGACCTTCACGGATGAGCTTGGGAATACATACGAGTCCCTGGTTGATGGTACCTTCTTCGCGGCAGCCGTAGCTGGTGCGGTTTGCTCACCAGCTATCGATGTGGCCACTCCGTACACGCATAGGCAAATCCAAGGGTTCACCAGAATCCCAAGAATCATGGATCCAGTTGAAGCAAACCAGACAGCCGTTGCTGGTATCACGGTTCTTGAAGATCTGCAGCCAATCATTCGGATCCGTCAGGGTCTCACGACCAACATGACCTCTGTTTTGACTCGTCTGCCCACGGTCACTCAGATCGCGGACTATGTGTCGATCAGCTCTCGTTCGGTCCTGGATGCCTTCGTGGGTACGAAGTTCCTCGCTAGCCGAACCAACGAGGTTGAGGTCTCCATGACCTCGTTGTTCAAACAGTTGATCCAACAAGAAATTGTGGCTGCCTTCACTGGCATCTCCGCTACGGTGGATGCCGATGACCCCACAACACTTAATGCCGAGGCATATTATCAACCTATTTTCCCATTACTTTACCTGTTGCTGGTGTTCTCGCTGCGCGCAAGGGCCTAAATTTACTGGGTTTTTTGTAAAAACTGACCTAGAATCAAACCGATTGCTTGACATAACGTCCTCTTGTACTAGAGTGGTCGAAACACCATGACAGACAAGAGGACGTTGGCATTTCAGGCATTTCACACAGAAGAACCATTCAAGGCGTTAGCTGCTAGGATTAAGGCTAGCCCAAACACTGTGCGAGCCTGGTGGGTTGAGGACTTTGGGAGAGAAGCCTTTGTTGCTCGAGGGAAGGCAATCCAGTCAAAAGCGGCACGGATTGTTGGATCAGCAAAGAAGGGAACCACCTGTAATGTACGGGAGACTGTTGAGACTTGTTGTGGGTGTGGGATTGAGCTACGAATCAACTTGATCCAAAAAGCTCGTTCAAAACGAATCTTGTGTCCTACTTGCATTGATAGAGAACGTGGGGTTGACCGTACCTGTCCTGTTTGCGGTATTGGGTGTGTAGGGGTTAAGGGTTTAGCAATGCACCTTGCCCAAGTTGAGGATGCTGCTCATGAGCAGTACCAGCTAGCTCAAGAGGATGCTAACTGGGAGGGTTTTGAGGAAGGTAGAGATTTTGTTCGGTGCTTAGTGTGTGGGCATCGTGGGGTCCGTATTGACCGTCATGTTTCCTCTCAGCATGGGTTGAGTGTTGTTGAGTACCGAAGTCGATTTCCAGGGGCGGCGGTTCAATCCGATAATCTACGAGAAGCAAAGTCGGTTAGTGCTACCATCCAACACCAAGAAGCACCTCGTAAAGGTTTGACGAAGGAGCTTCAATGTCCTTCGTGTGGGAAGACTCGGCAGGTCGGATTGACTTTTGCCCCTAAGATGCATGAGTCCAGATGCCCTGATTGTGTAGAACTAGAGGAGGAAGCCGCTATCGAGTTGAAGTGGTCTTCCTTGGTTGAGGGTGCAGATTATGTAGTGTGTCAGGTTTGTGGTCATAGGGCGGAGAGCTTAGTTAGTCATATCCGTAGCGCACATCCAGAACTGGAGGGTGAGTACCAGAAAGTATTTCCTGGGGCTCAAGTCATTGCTCTCAACTCAAGTATTCGAGTGAAGACTGAAGAAACTAGGAAGAAACTATCAAGTTCTGCTGGTTGGAAGCTTGGACACACTAAAGAGACAGACGTTTCGATAGCTCAAGCTGCTGAGAAACTGTCTGTGACTATGAAAAAGGTCCGGGCAACTAAGTTTTGGCGGTCCGTAGACCTAATTCACTTAGATCGAGACCTGCTCAACTCTTTCAAGCTCAAGAACGGCAAGATCTCTATTGGTAAAGCAATGGCGGCCTTGGGGCATGCTTTTGTTACTATCAAGCGAGAATGTGAAAGACACGGGTTAGAAGTCTCTCGGAAGCATATTCAAGAGGCCCTCTACCTAGAGGCCTTATCCAAAGTTTTGGGTGGGGCACCTTATGAGGTAGAGTGGTCTCCAGAGTGGGCTATCAACCCAGGAACTGGATGGCGTTTCCGCTATGATGGTTACTTCCCTGAGTTCAACTTAGTAGTGGAGTTTCACGGATACCAGCATTGGACTTTCCCTAACTTCTATATGAAAGACGAAACCCAGTACTTCGCTCTTCAAGAACGTGATCGGATTAAGGAGAACTTGATCCATTCTGATCCAACGCTTCGGTACTTTCTTGTTCGGGAAGACGAGCCTTATGCGGATCCGGAGTACCTTCGGGGTCGGTTGATTGACGAAGGCATCCTAGATCCGGGTAAGTAGCCCATAAATTCCTTGTTGGAGAGCTCTGGGTGTAGTAGCTTCCAACGTAGGAATCCCATGCTAATTCCGATCACTCCCAAGGTAGCAGTTGATGACCCAGCGGATGATGGTGAGATTGAGGTCGGCGAGTTCCAAGTAGCCGAGTACATCATCTTTCTTCTGGCTTTGGATACCTACGAAAGGTACGCTGAAGAGACCTCTGGGGTGGATGACACGGAGGACGCTCTGATCAAGCGTGGCTTGAAGGTCCTTCGAATGGCTGATACCCAGATCGATGCGTATCGGGAGTACTTGGAAAGTCATCTCTCCAAGGAGTCTCAGAAGTCGATGTTGCGAAGGGCTTTGAACCTGAAGGTGTTCAACCCTGCTGGGGCTGCTCGAAGGGCTCTCCACTTTAGGACGTTGCTCACACGTGGTGGGACTCAGACGGTCAAGGGGATCTTATCTGACGCTAAGTATGTCAGGCAAGTTCGGGCAGCCATTACTGCTTCGATGCTTGAGGATTCGGACAAGGCTCTCGACATCTTTGCTGCCATCCCCCTAAAGAACGTTCGGATGCGGGATTGGATTGATGCTGCAGCCAAGCAGGCTGGGTCAGGTGGGTTTGCCCCATCGCCAGTAGACAGTGCCTCGAACGAGGTTTCCAACTCGACAGAGATTGCCTCTGCGAGCATTAAGGCGCAGGCCACTGAGGGTGCAGAGTCTACGATTGTTGAACAGAAGTCCAGATCCTTGATGCTGGCTGAGGTTCAGGACAATGCCACACTCGCGGCCAAGAAGTCATTGAAGATCAATCAGCAGAGTGACGAGCCGCCAAGTAAGTCCGAGGTTGTTGGTATTGCTACGGCTGCTGCTGTGGCTGCATTGAGTGATCCCAACCTGCTACAAAACGTTCCACTTCCTCTGAAGAACCTTGACGAGGAGCAGAGGGCGGCTGCTCTCACTGGAGGTCGAGTTCGAGTAGCGGCGGGCGCGGGATCGGGCAAGTCGACCACGCTGGTAGCTAGGATCGACTACTTGGTAAAGGATCTTAGGGTCAATCCTGCCAGGATCATGGCTTGTTCCTTCAATCGTAAGGCAGCTCTCGAGTTGAAGGAGAAGATTGCCAAGAAGGTTGGAGAGGGATCTTCTGGTATTCAGGTTGGGACGATGCATTCGCTATTCGCGAAACTCATTGTTGGTACAAAGGACACTCCAGGCTTTGGTACTCGTGAAGAGCAAGACATGCTCCGTCCGCCAAGGCTCATTGCTCCAACCGGCAAGGGAGTGAAGAGTATTAGTCCTGGAAGCCTATCTCAGACAATCCGCAACATGTGGACTGAGTGTGGAGCTGATTCTTTGGTCTCGAGGTATGGGTATCCGAGAGCTTGGGTAATGGAGCCGCCCAAAGCCAAGAGGGCGAGTCTTTACCTTAATGCCTGGCGTGGGAACAATATTGGTTTGGAGGAGGCCAAGGCGAAGGTCACTTCTAAGCATGAGGCTCAAGCAGTAATCTGGTACGAGATGTATCTTGGACTCAAGGGGGATCTCCCTGGTTGGCGGCCTCCCTGCAATCCCTCGAAGCCCTTCGAGAACTTCATGAATAGGAATCGCAAGGGTGGAGAGAGGCTTGGAGACTTGGATGACATGCTCAAGATCCTACGGGATATCTTGAAGCGAGATCCCAAGGCAAGGGTTGCTATTCAGAGTATGCACGATCACATCTTGGTAGACGAGGCCCAGGATCTCAATGCTACTCAACACGAAATCTTTGCTATGATGTCGGAGCATATCACTCAGGACTCGAAGGATAAGTCGATCTGGATGGTCGGGGACTCAAAACAGGCAATCTATCAGTTCCGTGGAGCAAAGCCCGAGTTGTTCGAAGGCCTTGATGAAGGATGGATTACACGGAACATTCGTACCAACTATCGGTGTCAACCTGAAATTGTCGAAGCGGCTAACACTCTCATTGCACATGGTAATGAGGCTAATGTGGTTCCGTCGATGGCTGATCCACGTAAAGATCGGGGTCGGTCATCTATTCAGGTTTCGACTCCTGAAAACAATGTGGATGCAGCCATTGATACCATTGGGCGCTTCCGGAAGGATATTGATGAGGGTGCTCAGGTCGAGGACTATGCAGTGTTGGCTCGAACCAACGCTGAACTGAATGACTTTGAGACGGCCTGCATCATCAATGAGATCCCCTATATACGTAGGGGAGGTAAGGGTTTCTTGGAGGCTCCTGAGTCAAGAGCTGTTCTCGGTTTCATTGATCTAGCTGTTGGAAACGACTACGCGAAGATGAAGAGTTCCCTCGTGGCTGCTCTGATGAAGCCAGATCGAGCACTCTTTCTTGGGCATGATGACATTGAAAAGGCAGTAGATGAGGCTCTCAATGATGTTGCTCGTCGGGAACGGGTT